TGTAGATGTTATATTAAATTCTGAACATAAATACTATGATCAATACGGAGGACCGGATTCAATAGGTGTTGTATTGTATATAGATCTAGCAGACGGAGTGGATACATCCGATACAGGGGATACAGTGTACTCAGGTATTGCTTATCCGTTAAATAGGGATATTAATACACTCCCTGTAAAGAATGAAATTATATTAATACAAACAGGACCAGGCACCAATCTAGGGCAAGCAAGTAGTTACTCTAGAAAATACTATCAAACTGCTTACAACCTCTGGAACCATCCACACCATAGTGCATTTCCAACTGATATAGATCAAGAAGGAGTTAATATAGGCGAAGCATTCGACATAAACGATAAGTTAGCCCCACTTCAACCATTCCCAGGTGATACGATAATATCAGGAAGGTTAGGGCAAACGATAAGAATGTCCGGTACGGAGATAGAAGAAAATAAGTTAACTGATGATTCCAATAAAGATAAACCTTTTATAGTAATAAGCAACGGTCAAAGAGAAACACAGAACGGGTTTAGTCATATTGTAGAAGATATTAATGAAGATCCTTCTTCTATATATTTCACATCAGATCACTCTGTCCCTCTATTCTTAGCAAATAATAAAAGATCTTCATATGATAAAAGCCCAGACACTCCTTCAAAGTTTCAAGGTTCACAGCTACTACTAAACTCAGATAGACTAGTACTAAACGCTCGATCAAATGAAGTTCTAATATCTGGTCAGGAATCTATAGGTATTAATTCAAAAACAGTTAACATAGACGGAGAAGATTATATGTGTATAGATGCTGATAAAATCTATATAGGCTCTCGTGCTAGAACAGCAGATGGAAATGCTAAACAACCTGTAATGTTAGGACATCAAGTTGAAACATACTTACAGGATGTAATAGATGTACTGGAGGGTATGGCAAAAGCAATGATGAAAGCAAAAACAGTTAAAGGAGATGCTATACCGCAAATTAATATGAAAGGTGCCTCTTCATTAGGTGCTTTTAAATCATTAAAGAATAGAATAAACCCAAAAGGTAAATCACTCTTAAAATCAACTAAAACCTTTGTAGAATAATGCCATGTAGTATTCCACCATCGAAACTCGCAGAGTTTATAGCAAAATTTTTAGGTCAACTAGAAGCAAGAGTGTATGCACTAGTATTAAAAGAGGTATCAAAGATACAGCAAAAGCTACTTGGTTCTATCTGCCCTCCCGTAGCAGAGATAGAGAAGATATTAAAAGTGAGAGACAATCTATTAAATGCAATTAATGGACTTGAAAAGAAGATTGAACCAGTTAAGAAGTTTGCTGATATATTAGACCCACCTATTAAAGCAGGGAAAGTGACAGTAACTATATTAGAGATGATAGCCATACCAGGAACAATCGGATTACCTCCAGGACCTAGTGGTGGTGTTATATTTTCAGTATCTGTAGGAGCACAAAATAGATTTGCACAGTTACTTAACCTAGCATGTCAAATAGTAGATATGTTGTATAAAGATCAACAAGCAATTAAAGACTTGACAGATTTAGGATTCTCAGGATTAGATCCATTGAAAGCAAAGCTGGAGTCAATAGATATTAAACTTTGGTCTTGTGTTGAAAACCTTCCACAAGAGGATAAAGATAGAATACTAGCAGGTATAGAAAACTTACCTTCTAATGCAGGATTAACAAATCAGGTAGAAGCTAATACATTTAAGTATTTTAAACCGAACCCAGATGGTATAGGTACTGAATACACTATAAAGATATTAGTAGATAAGAATTCACCAGAATTTGCTCCAAGAAGATATGCAGTAGTAGAAAACTCACAAGGTGTACAGGTATTAAAAGGTCCACCATCGTTTAGTTCTTCTACAAGAATACTGGTAGACGAAATAAAATTTAGAATTAATAATCAACTTCCATAAACTAACTATTTATATATATGAAACTAGATCAACTACGTAAAATTATTCGCGAAGAAGTAAGATCAGCTGTCAAGGAAGAGTTACAAGAGGTAATGAACGAGGCAGTTAAAGCGGCGAGTACACCAACATTTACAGAAACACCTGCTAAACCTGTTCAAGTAGAACAGAAAGCACCAAGCAAATTGAACCCAGTAATGGGTAAGACTACTTTAGATGAAATGCTTTCAATGACTAAAAAGAACATGACTAATGAAGAGTACAGAAATGTATTCTCCGGAACATCAGATATGGTATCACCAGGTCACAGCATGGCATCAAATGTAGCTTCTCAAATGGGAAGAAATAGCGGAGGAGCACCGGGTATAGATATAAACAATCTAGACTTTGTTAAGAAAGCAGGAGAAGTATATAATGCTGCTAATAAGATAAAAAGGTAATACAATATGGCATACGGAGCAAAACGAATTAACCCTATAGACTTAGAAAAAAGGAGAGCGGTAGGCATTACAGTTCCTCTTTCAGGTAAAGCTGTGTTTAATTCTTCGTATGAAACAAAAGATGCTATTAAATCTAACTTAATTAACTTCATACTAACAGGTAAAGGAGAAAGGTACTTTAATCCTGCATTCGGTTCAGGTATACGTAATTTAATATTCGCCAACATTAATAGAGATAACCTAACAAGTTTAGAGCTATTGATACGTGAAGAATTATTAACTTACTTCCCTAATTTAAATATAAAAGAACTCACTTTAACAAGTGCTGTAGATGATAACACAATACTATTCTCTCTTAAGTTTAACATACGAGATACCGAAACAGAGGATGAAATAACAATTAACTTCGAACAATAATGGCTCAAGACGTTAACATAAAATATACAGATAAAGATTTTAATAGTTTAAAATCGCAATTAGTAGACTTAGCTAAGAACTACTTCCCGGACACATACAATGACTTCTCACCAACATCACCAGGTATGATGTTTGTAGAAATGGCAGCATACGTAGGAGATATATTGTCATACTATCAAGATTCACAGCTACAAGAAACATATTTACAGTATGCACAAGATCCAAGTAACCTTTACACATTGGCATATCAAATGGGATATAGACCAAAGACTACTGCTGCTGCTTCTGTAGAGATAGAATTAAGACAAAGAGTTGCAGCATCTGGATCAGAGTATGTCCCTAACTTCGCACAAGCATTATCAATAGGAGCTAATAGCGTTGTCTCAAACGGAGTACAGAAGTTTTTAATAGAAGATCAAGTAGATTTTTCTTTTTCTAGCTCTTACGACCCAACAGAAGCACTCGTATACTCAATTGATAACAATCTACCAGCAGAATACGAACTAATTAAGAAAGTGAAAGCTAAGAGTGGGGAGATAATCACTCAGACAGAGACTATAGGTACAGCATCAAAATTTTTGACACTAACAATAGAAGATTCTGATATTATAGGTATTATTGACATTGTAGACAGTAATAACAGTGTATGGAAAGAAGTACCATTCTTAGGTCAAGAAACAGTTTATAATGATTCTGTTAATACAGGAGATAATTCAAACAAAGTTCCGTATTTGGTATCCACATCAAAAACACCTAATAGATTTGTTACACGGTTTAATTCAATCGGACAACTACTAATACAGTTCGGAGCCGGGACTGCAACAGATAGTGTAGATGCTTTCCTACCTAACCCGACAAATGTAGGATCACCAGTACCTATGGAGGGTAAAAATAGAAGTTTACAGGCTTACGATCCTTCAAACTTCTTATATTCAGGTGCTTACGGAAATGCTCCTGCTAACACAACTCTAACTATTAGGTATTTAAGAGGAGGCGGTATAGAATCAAATGTAGAAGCTAATACTTTAGGTACTATAGAGAGTATAAATAAGACTGCTGCAGATCTAACATATTCAGATACATTATCAGTAAATAATCCAAAACCAGCAACAGGCGGTAAGGATGGAGACACTCTAGAAGAGCTAAGGCAGAACTCTTTAAAAGCGTTTAACGAACAAGGTAGAATGGTGACTGCTCAAGACTTTGCGTTTAGAGCTATGACAATGCCTTCTCAGTATGGTTCAATTGCTAAGACGTATGTTACACAGCAAGAATCAATAGTAGCTGCAGACGCACATAATGATCCAGATAACCCACTAGGGGTAACTTTATATGTTTTAGCTTACGATAACCAAAAGAACACAATTAAAGCATCACCAGAATTGAAATCTAACTTAAGAAGATACCTAGCTCCTTTTATGATGCTGACAGATGGGTTAACAATTAAGGATGCATTTACTATAAATTTAGGAGTTAAGTTTGATATTATTGCACTACCTAATATGAATTCAAGAGAGATACTAAAAGGATGTACAGATGCTTTAAGGAACCACTTTAATATAGATAATTGGTCAATTAATCAACCGATAAATATATCAGCAATATACACATTACTAGATAGAGTAAAAGGAGTTCAAACAGTACAGAGCATAGAATTAGAAAGCTTATCAGGAGAAGGTTATTCTCTTTACGACTATGACGTTATGGGAGCAATGAAAAACAATATACTTTACCCGTCTTTAGATCCAATGATATTTGAAGTCAAATATCCAGATACAGATATAAAGGGTAGAATAACAACTTTATAATATGGCTAAATACAGAATATTCCCAATCCAAGACGCATTCATCTCCACAGAGAGATCTACCGCAAACACAGGACGAGACGAACTATTAGAAGTCGGAGGATACCCTACATCTGATTCAGGGCAAACACTAAGAAGTCTGATCAAATTTGATGAAGTAGAAATCAAGCAGGTATTAGAAGATAAAGCAGGGGTAAGTTACCCTATTGATGAAACACTTACTATTCCTTTTAAAGCTAAATTAAACCTAGCTTTAAATTATGCAAATGAATTACCGATTAATTACACACTAACAGCTCATCCGATAGCAGAAACATGGGATGAAGGAACAGGAAAATTCGGAGATATACCAGTGAATAAAACAGGCTGTAGCTGGGTAAATAGACTAGCAGGGACTAATCACCCATGGGCTACTGTTTCTCAGCAAATTACAACATCAACTGAATTAGGGTTTACTTTAAATACTAACGAACTACATACGACTTCTTCCTTTGAAGTAGGACTTTCAGGAGGCGGAAGCTGGTACTTTACATCAGGAAGCGCACCGACAACACTCTCAGGGAGTCAATCATTCAACAAGAATTCAACTCATGACGTAGATATAGACGTAACAAACGCTACCGTGTATATGACTAACGGGTACCTTAGTAATAATGGATTTATAGTTAAATCAGAAGATTCGATTGAATTTAACGAAACATCTACTATAAGGTTAAAGTATTACGGGGAAGATACTAATACAATATACCCACCCTTCCTTGAATTACAGTGGAGTGATTACTCACACTCTTCAACATTACAAGAAATAACAACACCAGATGTAGTAGTGTCTATTAAGAATAATAAAGGTAAATATGTAGATGAAGGAAAACAACGGTTTAGATTACATGTAAGACCGGAAAACCCAATACGTACATTTACAACAGGTTCTGCGTATACAGTTAACCATACATTACCTACAGGCTCCTTCTGGGGTCTAAGAGATGAAAACACAGAAGAAATGGTATTTGACTACGATCAATATACTAAATTAAGCGCTGACAATACTTCAAATTACTTTGATGTATATATGGACGGTTTACAACCAGAAAGATACTATAGGATATTAATTAAAACAGAAATAGACGGAACAACTACAGTAGTAGATAACAATCAGGTATTTAAGGTAGTAAGAAATGGATAGAAAGGTAGATATTAAAAAAACTGTCTTTAATAGAGATGGGTATAAAAGTACAATAGACAGGAACTTTAAATTTTATAAGGAACCTGAACCTTTAATAGACCCTGATACCGTAGAGGAATTATTTAGACTCTACGATAAACTCTATATGCTAATTCCAATAGAGGGAGAAAATAACTCACACCAATACCTTGTAGAAAGAAGCTCAGAACTATACCAAATAGACGCTCAATTAGAAAACATACAACCTTTATTAGATGAAGTTGCTTCACTAAGAGGTCAAATACTAGAAGGTAACAGACGTATCTTAGAACTAGAAACTCAATTAGCCAATGGAGGGGAAATTAACTTTGAAGATGCAGAACAAATGGCTCTATTAAGAGGTCAACTAGATGCTGCTAACTCAGCTATTACAGTATTAGAACAGGCAAACACAATAGCAAACTCTGCTGTAGAACAAGCATCAGCAATGGCAAATGAAGCAGCAGCAAAAGCAGCAGAAGCCGCTGAAAAAGCAGCAGCAGACCAAGCAGCTCAAAATGCTGCACAAGCAGATACTGGAGAAGTTGATGAAATATATGGGATACTTGGTAATAAAAACGATAGTGTTGGGTTAGCCTACAGGTTTATAGTCAAAAATCAATACACTTTATTTCAATTCCACAGAGGATCAAATTTTTTCCGCAATTGGGCAAAAGCATTTAGCAAAAAATGGTTCTGGTTATTCGGTGAAAATAGCGGAGACACAGGGTACTATTCAAAAAGAAAACAGTATTATACGAATAATTCAGACCGTCGATATTTAATACCATCAAGTAGGGATAC